AGGAAAGAAACCACCAAAAAGATATTAAACAAACTGGAAGAGTTACGCAGAAGGTTTGAGTCTGTAGGAGACTGTGTATGAGCTTATATGAAAATATAAACAAAAGAAAAAAAGCAGGGACTAGCAGAAGTAAAGGCTGGACAGGTGAAAGAGGTAAAGCAGCACGAGCCAGATGGAAGGATTAAGTAAGGCGGAAAGAAATAAGATAGCCAGTAAAATCTGGAGGGCTAATAACCCCGAAAAGATACGCAACAAGAACTACAAAGATAGATACGGCATTACACTAGATGATTATAATGCTATGCTAAAAAAGCAAAAAAATAGATGTCATTTATGTGGCAGTCATAATGATGATACCAAGTTATATGTAGACCATTGTCATACAAAAAAGACAGTAAGAAAGTTATTATGTCAGTATTGTAATACTGGATTAGGTCAGTTTAAAGACAATGTAAAGATAATGAAAAAAGCAATAGAATATTTAAAACAATTTAAATAGGGTAACGACCTCGTAAGAGAGTTACAATAAGATGGCACAAAAACAAGTAACAACTGGCTATAAGCCAAGAGCCCCACAAAAAGAAATACATGAAATGGTTAAAGACAATCGTTTCAGTGTTGTGGTTGCTCATAGACGGATGGGTAAGACAGTTTGTGCTATTAATCAATTGATACATAGTGCGTTGAACTGTGATAAGCCTAATCCTAGATTTGCTTATGTCGCACCAACTTACAATCAAGCTAAAAGAATTGCATGGGACTACCTGCTAGAATATACAAGACCATTAGAAGCTAAAGCCAACATTGCTGAACTGCGTGTAGACTTTATGGGCAGAAGGATAAACTTGTACGGGGCAGATAACCCTGACAGTCTGCGTGGAATCTACCTAGACGGGTGCGTTCTTGATGAAATTGGGAACATTAATCCTACACTATTCACAGAGATTGTCAGACCTGCACTAGCAGACCGACTCGGCTACTGCGTAGCGATGGGTACACCGAAAGGACAGAATCACTTTAAAGACTTAAGAGATAGAGGGTCAAGAAGTGAAGGCTGGGAACTATTAGAATTTAAATCTTCAGACACAGAGATTGTAGATAAGAATGAGTTACTTGCTGCTAAAGCAGAAATGGGTGACGACAAATATCAACAAGAGTTTGAGTGTAGTTTTAATGCTCCAGTAGAAGGAGCTTATTACTCATCTATTATTAACGACCTAGAAGAACAAAAACATATTATAGATATTCCTAAAGACGAACTAGCAAGAACATATACTGGCTGGGATTTAGGTATGTCAGACTCTACCAGCATCTGGGTAGCACAGGTAGTCAACAAAGAAATACGACTCATAGATTTTACAGAGAATCATGGTGTTGGTCTTGATTACTATGTAAACTGGCTGCGAGAACATGACTATATGTACGCAACACACATACTACCGCATGATGTCGCTGTAAGAGAGTTAGGCACAGGTAAATCAAGAAAAGAAATGCTAGAAGATGCAGGACTTAATATTACAGTAGCAACCAAGCTATCAGTAATGGATGGCATACAAGCAGCAAGAAAAATATTACCACGCTGCTGGTTTGATAAAGATAAAACAAAACAAGGATTAGATGCACTACGAAACTATCGTAGAGTATTTGATGAAAAAAGAAATGTATTTCATGACAGACCTTTCCATGACTGGGCATCACACGCATCTGATGCGTTTAGATACCTAGCAGTCGGTATGGATGAGTCTCCTATGGAAGCATGGACAAAACCACTAGAGATAAACACTTCATGGATAGTATAAATGGCATACGATAAAAAAAATATAAACAGCAAGGGAGATGATAGAGAACTTGCTAGCTTAATTGATTCGCATATTAACGACTCATTAGGCTTTATAGAGACTGAAACTTCTTTAGAAAGACAAGTGGCACTAGAGTATTATTTGCGTGAACCTTATGGTAATGAAGTAGAAGGTCGTTCACAGATAGTTACAGGTGAAGTTGCTGAAGTGGTAGATGGTGCGTTACCACAAATTATGAAAGTCTTTACTAGCAGTAATAAAGCAGTAGAGTTTGAACCAGTTAATGAAGGTGATGGTGCTTTAGCAGAACAAATGACAGCGTATGCAAATCACATATTCTATAAAGACAACAATGGCTTTGAAATCATGCACGATTGGTTTAAAGATGCACTGTTGCAAAAAGTAGGTGTTGTAAAAGCCTATTGGAATGATAAGAAAAATACAACAAAAGAAAAGTATCAGAACTTAACAGAAGATGAATTAACAATGATTATGCAAGACGAGGAAGTTGAAATCGTTGAGCAAGAAGAAGTAGAAGAAGTTATAGAGCAAGACCCACAACCAGCAGTAGACCCAATGACAGGTCAGCCTATGATGAACGAAGTGGGTGAGCCAGTCATGATGGAAGTACCACCTATTGTAAATATTTACTACAATGTAAAATGCAAACGCACTAAAGACTACTCTAAAATTAAGATAGAGAATGTAGCTCCAGAAGAATTTTTAATTGATAAAAGAGCAACAACAATAGAAGATTCTGACTTTGTAGCACAAAGAAGTTTAGTTACTCGTTCAGATTTAATAGCAATGGGGTATGACCCAAAAGTTGTTGAAACATTACCAATGGGTGATACATTAGATTTTACACCAGAGAGGGTAGCAAGATATGGTACAGGTGAGCAACCTTTTAATACTAATGACTCTAATGATGAATCAATGGAATTGGTTGAGTATTACGAGTGTTATGTAAAAACAGATTTAGATAAAGATGGTATAGCAGAGCTTCATAGAGTTTGCTACGCAGGCAATGAAGTATTGATGAGTGAAGAATGTGATTATGTTCCTTTTCATAGTATCTGCCCTATTCCAATCCCACACAAATTCTTTGGACAGTCTTTAGCAGACAGAGCAATAGACCTACAGTTAATTAAGTCTACAGTTACTAGACAAATGCTAGACAACTTATATTTAACTAATAACTATCGTGTGGGTGCAGTAGAAGGTCAGGTTAATCTTGATGACTTACTCACATCTACAGCAGGTGGTGTAATTCGTATTAAGAATCCTAATGCGTTAGTACCTATGACAGTGCAATCTAGTGCAGCACAATCATTTCCTATGTTGGAATACCTAGATGGTATTCAAGCAAAACGAAGTGGTGTGTCAGATGCACAACAAGGTCTTGACCCTAATCTTTTACAAAATGTAACAGCGACAGCAGTAAGTGCTATGACATCTGCATCACAAGGAAAACTAGAACTCATAGCTCGTATATTTGCAGACACAGGTGTGAGTACATTGTTTAGAGGAATTATGGCATTAGTCTGTAAGTATCAAGACAAAGAAAGAATAATTAAAATTAACAATTCTTTTGTTCCTATGAATCCTAGAGAATGGGACACAGAATATAACATTACTGTAAATGTTGGATTAGGAACAGGCGGCAAACAAGAACAGCTAGCAACTATGCAAATGATTCTTGCTAAACAAGAAGAAGTCATTAAAGGTTATGGTTTAAATAACCCGTTAGTTAATATTAAACAATACAGAGATACCCTCGCAAGATTTGTAAACATGGCAGGGTTTAAAGATGATAGTCAGTTCTTAATGGAAATATCAGAAGAACAAGCTATGCAAATGGCACAACAAGCTGCACAAACTCCTAAACAAGAAGATAGTAATACTAAAGCTGCAATGATTTTAGCAGAAGTAGAAAGAGAAAAAGCACAGATGAAGATGCAAGAGCAAATGGCTAAACTAGAATTAGAGAAGCAGAAAACAGAACTTAAAATGCAGAAAGAAATGTTAGAACTTCAGCAAGAAAAAATGGAGTTTGAAAAAGAGATGGCATTAAAAGAATTAGAGTTAGCTCAAAAAGCAAACAATGACAATTCTAAAAATAGAATGAATGAAGATAAAGAATTAATTAATGCTTTAGACAAAATTAAGAAAATAGCCTCATGACCAAATCAGAAGCATTTAGAAATCTTTTACAAAGTCAAGAATTATTAGACGAAGTAGAAGCAATGAAAAAAGAATTAACAGATTTAATTATTAACTCTGATGATGATGAATCAAGCGTAAGAGAAGCAGCTTATGTCAGAATCAAAGCAATTAATGAAATCATGTCTCGTTTTGAATCCATTGCAAAAGACGATGAGATTAAAGACAAGGCTTGGAAGATATTATAGGCATATTGCCTGTATGGTAAAGCCACACCTAGAGGGCACAAGGAAATAAAATGAGTGATGACACCATGACTTCCGATTCATCGGAAAGTGGAAATCTAACAGTAACAGATGCAGCTTCAGCTATTGAAGGTATGCTATCTGCACCAGAGGACTCCACACAGGAACAACCAGAAGTTGTAGAAGAAGAAACCGAAGAAGTAGAAGAAGTAGAGGAAGCAGAAGACGA